AATGGATTTACTGTGGATGTAATAGCGCATTTACTAAAGGGAATAAACAAATGAGAGTAAGGAAGATACGTAGGCATAGGGATAATGAGCAGACACAGTTCGGCAATCCCGTAGCTAAACATTCTTGGAAGATAAATAGAGCAAAGAGATTTGCTGACAAGACAAAGTATGATCGTAAACGAAAGGCTCCTATATCTAATGACCTTAGATCTGACTGACATAAGATCTGGTGAAACCAAAAGAGGTGGATGTCCTAAGTGCCATAGGCATAACACGTTCACCCTAACCAAGACAGGTAATACTACGATGTGGAACTGTTACTCTGCATCGTGTGGTTATCGTGGAGTAAAACATAATTCAGATATGTCAGTCGAGGACATACGACACAAAATGAAACGAGAGGATATAGTATATGATAGAATTTATTTTGATGATAAACTGGTTTTTGCTGATAGTATTCGCCATTTTCTAAGACGGTACGAAGTGGAGGAAGCCCCTGTCTTGTACGATCCCATCGAGAAAAGGATGGTGTTTCTTATACAGGACAGGGGAGAGCCAGTAGATGCAATAGGTAGATCAATGGGGTGTAGGATGCCCAAGTGGAAACGATATGGCAACAGCACAATGCCAGTTGTCGTACCATTTGATACTCCCCCTAAACTTAATCTAGTTATAGTAGAGGACATCATATCTGCATGGAAAGTATGTACTCACGTACCAGACACAGATGCTATGGCTCTACTAGGTACATCGCTATCTACAGAAAACTTAAATAAGATATGGAAAGACTACGATAACATAACTATCGCCCTAGATAAAGATGCTACGGACAAAGCTATACAAATGTCTAGGAGAATATCTATAGGAGTTGACAAGTGTAGGGTAGTTATGTTAGACATTGATCTAAAGGATATGACAGTAGAGGAAATAAACAAATGCTTGAATTAGTCAAGGCACTATGTAACAAAAGCATCTACGATAGCGTAGGTAATATACCCGTAACTGCATTTGATAAAGAGCCAAAGCGTATAGTTGAGGCCATCATCTCTGCACAAGATACATACAACAAAGACCTACAAGTATCTGAGATAGAAACTTTATTTTATAGTTCTAACTCTAGTTTAACTAAGGCACAAGAGGATAGCTACAAGCTACTGTTCGCAAAGATAAAACAGTCTGACGATATAAACATTGATGTAGCCAAGGATGCTATGCAATCACTATGGAGACAGGAGGTAGGGCGTAAGGTATCTGAGTTAGGTTTCTCCCTGATGGAGGGGCAGGTACTATCGCTTGACCCACTAGCTAAACTAGTAGATGACTATGCGTCTGGGTTTGTTACGGATGCATCGCCATTCTCAGGTATAGACCTAGACCCACAGAACTTAATTAAGTCTTTAGATATACAAACCAAGTGGGCATTTAATGTTAGTTCACTCGCGGAGAAAGTATCGGGTGTATCGGCAGGACATTTCGTAGTGATAGGTTCTAGGCCAGAGACAGGTAAAACATCTAGCCATGCATCATTTGCAATGGGGCCTAACGGATGGATAGAACAGGGGGCCACAGTACACGTACTATGTAATGAGGAGCCACCTAACAGGGTTGCCATGCGCTACTTGAGTTCTGCTACAAACCAGAGTCAGGATCAGTTAGCAGAAGGTGAGTCTAAGATAAATGGTGAGTGGAAAAAGGAGAGGTTATTCATAGACAGGATAGAAGAGGAGGATGGTATAGATGGTATTGAGGCTCACCTAAAAGAGCATCGCCCTGACATACTAGTAATAGATATGTTAGACAAAGTAACTTTACCTAGCAGTGTAGCCAGTGGTTCTATACCACAACATGAAAAGCTAAGAGAAGTATACCGTAGGACTAGGGATCTAGCTACAAGGTATTCATGCTCTATCTTTGGATACTCTCAGCTATCGGCAGATGCAGAGGGCAGGGTAAATCTTAATCTATCTATGATGGAGAACAGCCGTACAGGTAAAGCATCTGAGGCTGACCTTATGATACTCATAGGTAAGTATGCTATGATTGAGGGGGCCAGTGAGAATGATCCCCGTAGAGTATTCAATATAGCTAAAAATAAAATCAGTGGATGGCATGGACAAATCAATGTCATGTTAGATGGAAGGGTAGCAAGGTATGACGATTAGATTAGTAGTAGATGTAGAGAACAGCGTAACTCATTTAGATAATAGACGCATAGATAACAGGCCACATAATAAAAACAATGACCTAGTATCTATTGGTATACTTAATGTGGATACGGGAGAAGAAGACTACGTAGCAGTGTATCACAATGAGAAGGCTCACAGTGCAGATCGTAGGGCTGAAGTAAAAAATAAAATACAGAGTGCTGACATTCTTATAGGACACAATATAAAGTATGACCTACAGTGGCTATGGGCATCGGGCATAGAGTACGATGGCATGGTGTACGACACAATGATAGGCGAGTACATACTTGCAAGAGGTGAGCGTATGTCTATATCCCTAGCTAACTCATGTGAGCGCAGAGGATTAGAGAATAAAAAATCAGACATAACAAAAGAGTATTGGGATAAGGGTATAGGATATGAGGCTATGCCTTGGGATATAGTAGAGGAGTATGGGAGAGCAGACATACGTGCTACCCGTGACTTATACCTAGACCAACTAAAAGAGTTAGAGGGTACAACCTTGATGGCTACAGTAAACCTTACAAACAATATGTGTATGTGCCTATCAGAAATAGAATACAAAGGCTTGGCTATTGATGTAGCAAAGTTAGATGAGGTTGAGTTTGACTATCGCATGGAGAAAAAAGAACTGACTCGCAGACTACAAGAGATGGTGCATTCGTACATGGGTGATACACCTATCAACCTAAGTAGTCCAGAGCAAATATCTTCTATGGTATTCTCATACGTACCTAGAGATAAAAAAAACCATGCCATGTTATACCAGCTAGACAGACCGTTCAGACCTAAGATAGCTAGTGCTAAGTTCAAAGACATGGTTAGGAAGGGCTGTAAAAAAATAAAAAAAACAATAGCATCACACTGTAATCACTGCAATGGTACGGGCAAACTACGTAAGGTACGTAAGGATGGCTCACTCTACAAGAATGAACACACCTGTTCGTACTGTGGTGGTAGTGGCATGAGATACTTTGAGACAAGTGAGACAGCAGGGCTTAACATATTCCCACCTGATTCTACTTGGGCTACTGCTAACGGGTTCAGTACAGATAAAACTAAATTAAGAATACTAAGTAAACAACTAACAGCATTGAATGCAGAAAAGTATTCTGATGCTATAGAGTTCCTAGAAAAAATAGTTAGGCTAGGTGCAGTAGAAACATACTTGTCTTCATTCGTAGAGGGTATACGTAAGCGAACTATAGATGGTATGCTGTATGCTGAGTTCAACCAGTGCCGTACTTCTACAGGTAGGCTATCATCTTCATCACCTAATATGCAGAATATGCCTAGAGGTAATACGTTCCCTGTTAAGGAGGCATTTATATCTAGGTATGGTAAGGACGGTACACTGTTAGAGTTTGACTTTGCACAGTTAGAATTTAGGGTGGCTGCATTCTTGTCCGAAGATCAAATAGCAATGGATGAAATAGAAACAGGCTTTGATGTACACACGTACACTGCAAATTATCTTACTGAGCAGGGCCAACCCACCAGTAGACAAGATGCTAAAGGCAGAACCTTTGCCCCTCTATACGGAGCCATGAGTGGTACTCCTGCTGAACGTGCATACAATGCACACTTCATAGAGAAGTACTATGGTATACGTAAGTGGCATGACAAGCTACAGACTGAGGCAATAAAAAATAAAACTATAACCCTACCTACGGGCAGACAGTTTGCATTTCCTAATGCACGTAGGACAAAGACAGGAGGATCAACCAATGCAACCAAAATAAAGAACTACCCAGTACAGGCACTCGCAACGGCAGACATAGTACCGCTATGTTTAGTAGCCTTGCGAGATGCCCTACTAAAAAATAAATTAAAAAGTACAATAGTAAATACTGTACATGATAGTGTGCTATTAGATTGTTTGAATGAAGAAGTGGAAGCAGTAAAAAAATTAGTAGAGGATGTACTGTCACCCACTTCAACAAAAGACCGTATCCATTTGTATTATAACATTAATATGAATGTGCCGTTGATTATTGAAACAAAGACAGGAGACAATTGGTTAAATATGTCTTGACATTTTTAGCCATTATAGTATAACTATGCTTCTAATAATAACATAGAGAAAGGAGTACCATATATGAGTACTGAGATGACAACTGTAGACCAACAGATGCTAGAGGAACTAGCCAAGAACTTAGGAGACTCTGAGGGGTCAAGTAGTTCAAGTAACCTAGCCCGACTACGTATCGAGCGAGAGAATGTAGAGGATGATAGTGGAGACATACTCTGTCCTGCTGGACACTTCTCTATTAATACAGGTGAAGGTAAGCTGTATGCAAAGGAGATTGCCTTTCGCTACTACGAACATAGGTATCGTTACAAGCGGTATGACAACCTAGCAGAGCGTACTACCAAGGATGGCACTAAAGTACAGGGTGCATACACACACTCTGTATTAGTTAAAGGGCCACGGGATGAGGCTCCCTCTGATGATGGTGGCTTCCAATGTGGTAGACCATTAGAGTACATCAAGGATTGGAATGCTCTAGCTAAAGACCAACAGGAGTACATCAAGTCCTGCCGACTTATGATTATCTTCTATGGTGAAGCTACTGTAGATGGTATTGATGAGAGTGGTAATAAGGTTCAGACTACTGTGCCTATAGAGATGGAACTATCTGGTAAGACTTCAGGTAAGACACTGGCTAGGTTCTTCTTGGATATGGTTCAGAAGCGTAGGACTATGCCTAACTCTAGGTCAGTTATACTGAAGAGTAAGAAGGTAAAGGGTGGTGTCACGTACTATGACATGGATGTATCTGTAAAAGATGATACTGTCTACGCCATAGACGAAGAGACAACGGGCCTCTACACTAAGTTTGGTGAGCATATAGCACAGATAAACAAGTGGATTATGGAGAAACACTTAAGCGCATCTGGCAATTCATCTGATGATGATGATAATGAGATTCATCTAGGTGAGGCTGCTGAATGATGGATATGAAGTTAGCTAAAGTATTGACTTGGCTACATAAAAATATGGAAGGGGAGGTGTCCATGACGGAGGACACCATCTCCACCGTATGTAACGATGTTGCTGATGCACTACGTAAACAGTTTGCTTCTAGTACAAATAGGAGAGAGTTCTCTGCTAGGCCATCAAACTTAGGCAGACCCTTGTGCCAACTACAGATGGAGAAAAAGGGAGCCAGTGGAGTACAACCATCATATAACTTTATACTACGTATGATGGTAGGAGATATAGTTGAGGCTGTATTGAAGGGAGTGATAAAGGAATCTGGTATAGAAGGATACGAGTCTTCCCAGAAACTCAGCACCCAACTAGGTAAGCACACAATAACTGGAGAAGCTGATCTAACTTTTGATGGTAAGGTTGATGACATTAAATCATGTTCAGACTATGCTTTCAGAAACAAGTTTGTTAGTTGGCCCTCTCTAAAAGACAGAGATTCTTTTGGGTATGTAACTCAGCTACACGTATACGCATCTGCTACGAACAAACCTGCTGGTGGTATATGGGCATTGAATGTAGCTACGGGTGAACTTAACAGAATAGAAAGCACTGATACGGATGCTGATGTAAAAGATATATTAGCTGAAGCAGAAGAAAAGGTAGAGGCTTTAACATCTGACGCACCATTCAAGCGGTGCTTTGATGATGAGCCTGAGACATTTAACAGGATTCTAACTGGCAATAGAAAGCTAGGTATGGAATGCTCTTGGTGTAAATATAGATTTAGTTGTTGGCCCAACTTACAGGAGAGAGAGTCAGTATTCTCCAAGGCTAAGAGTAAACCTATTGTAGCATACACAGAGCTAAACAACATGGAAGGAGAAGTAGCATGAATAGTACAGTAGATGATAAAATAAACCCATACGAAGATGTAACTACAGAAGAGTTACGCTCTCGTATAATTGAGCTTAATGATGAGCTTAGAGGATTGAGAGTAGAACTTAAAGAGCGACAAACTTCTTTAGCTAGAGAGGCATGGGAAAACCTACAAGAGGCACAAGCCAATTACAGAAATGTAACTGGTGGTAGCACTGTATCTAGAATATACAGTATACCTCGTAGTCCTTTTGGTTTAATTAATGGTCGCTTTTGATTATAGAATAGCGCATGGTTTTAGATCTGGATTGGAGGAAAGGGTAGCTGAACAACTAGCATTCTTAGATATAATAGATTGCTACGAGATAAAGAAGATACCCTTCCTTCAGCCAGAGAAGAAGAGAAACTATACGCCTGACTTCTGGTTGCCCAATGATATAATAGTAGAGACTAAAGGTTTGTTTACTGTACAGGACAGGCAGAAGCACATATGGATTAAGGAACAGTACCCTAAGTTAGATTTAAGATTTGTGTTTTCCAATTCTAGAAATAAATTAAGGAAAGGTAGTAAGACTACGTATGCAGATTGGTGTAATAAATATGGATTTAAATTTGCTGACCAAAGTATCCCTGAAGAGTGGATATTAGAAAAGAAAAAAGGAGTAAATAATAATGCCAAAGGATTACATAAAACTAAACGAAGACGAGATGTGCATACTAATAAAAATAAGAAGTGAAGACTCAAGTGATGGTACTGTAGAGTTTGACTTGTATCCACTAGTACATAAAGATAGAGGTATACTAACTAAAGATGGACATGATACTCTAACTGATATATTAAAGGCTATGTGTGCAGTAGCTACGCTACCACCAGAAGACTTAGATATGTTACTTGAAAGATATTATGATAACTTTGAAGACATGGAAAGAAAGCGTAAAGAGGAATGGCTAGAGAAATACAAAGATGAAGTAGTTATTCCTTTCCCCTCTGTAACTAAACACTAAAGGAGAGTAAGTAATGAAGGTAATAGAAGACATGGTTAATAGCCCACCTCACTACAATCAGAATGGCATAGAGTGCATTGATGCTATCGAGTCTGCTACAGGTCATAACTTTAAATACTATTTACAAGGAAACATAATGAAATACTTGTGGAGATTTGATTACAAAGGTAAGCCTGTAGAAGATTTAAGAAAGGCTAGGTGGTACTTAGATGCTCTTATACAGAACGTAGAGTCTGAGCAACTAGAGACAGATGTAGCGCAGAGTATTAACTATGTCAAATAGCAGATGCACATTTAAGTTGTCTATAACAGTAGACAGTGATAGTTTTCCTGTACCTACTGATGGTAACATAACTCAAGAACTACAAGAAATACTGAATGATTTACTGTATGATGTAGATGGTTTAGAAAGTTTTAACATAACACAATTAAATGGCAGAAGGAGGTAGCGTACAGTGTCATCATTTAAATCTAACACCAATCCCCAGTTTAGAAACAAGTTCTCAGAAGATATATTTAAATACAAGTATGCCCATGAAGGTTGTGATACTTGGTCACAGTTAGCAGATACACTTGTTAAAGATGTGTGTGGGTCTTTACGTCCTGATGAGGAGAACCTGATGGATGTAGAGGAACAGCAGGAACTGATTAAATACATATCAGACTTTAAGTTTGTACCCGGCGGTAGGTATTTGTATTATGCAGGTAGGAAGAAGAGGTTCTATAACAACTGCTTTCTATTAGGTGCAGAAGAAGATACGCGACAGGATTGGGCTAACCTATCTTGGAAAGCTGAGTCCTGCCTGATGACAGGTGGTGGTATAGGCGTTGACTACAGTATATATAGGGCATCAGGTAGAATACTTGGTGGCTCTGGAGGTGAGGCATCAGGCCCCGTACCAAAGATGCAAATGATTAATTCTATTGGGGCAAACGTAATGCAAGGGGGGTCACGTAGATCTGCCATATACGCATCGCTGAATTGGAAACACAATGACATACCTAGCTTTTTGGTAGCAAAGAACTGGGGGGATATGCCAGTAGGTACAACTGGATTTACTTTTAAAGATATAAAGGAGCAGGACTTTAACTTCCGCGCACCTTTAGACATGACTAACATCAGCGTCAACTATGATACTGAATGGCTTATGAACTATTGGAAGACAGGTGACGTTGGCGAAGTGTTTGTAAACAATGTCAAACAGGCACTGTTCTCTGGCGAACCCGGCTTCTCTTTTAACTTTATGGAGAACGAGAATGACACATTACGTAACGCCTGTACTGAAGTTACTTCTGCTGATGACAGTGATGTATGCAATTTGGGGAGTGTCAACTTTGGAAATATTGACTCGATAGAAGAGTTGTCTAGGGTAGTAGAGTTAGGTACTAAGTTTTTAATATGTGGTACTCTTAGGGCTGAGTTACCTTACCAGAAAGTCTACGATGTAAGAGAGAAAAACAGACGGTTAGGACTTGGACTAATGGGTATGCACGAATGGTTAATTAAGAGAGGAGAAAAATATGAGGTTACTGATACCCTTCATCAATGGCTTTCTGTATATAAAGGAGTTAGTGATAGATTTTCTAGACGATTTGCGGATGAACTATCCATATCTAGGCCAGTGGCGAACCGTGCTATTGCTCCTACTGGCTCTATTAGTATACTCGCTGGTAGCTCCAGCGGGATAGAACCTATCTTTGCTGTTGCATATAAGCGTAGGTATCTTACGGGTGGTACTAAGTGGAAGTATCAATACGTAGTAGACTCGTCAGCACAAGAGTTAATTGATATGTATGGAGTAGATCCTGATAGCATAGAGTCGGCACTAGACTTAGCTGAAGACTATGAGAGAAGGATTAAGTTTCAAGCTGATGTACAAGACTACGTAGATATGTCTATCAGTTCTACAATTAACTTACCTTCTTGGGGTTCTAAGCTAAACAACGAGGATACAGTAGATGACTTTGCTAAGACACTAGCATCCTATGCACATAGACTTAGAGGATTTACTGTGTACCCAGATGGAAGTAGAGGTGGACAACCTTTGTCAGTTGTGCCATACTCTGAGGCAGTAGACAAGCTAGGCACAGAGTTTGATGAACACGTAGAGACACATGATATTTGTGAGATAAGTGGAACAGGAGGTGTATGTAGTGTTTAATAGAAAGACGTTTACTAAACGGAGGAAGGGTGCTGTACGTAAGCATCTTAATGAGAAGGCATTCTTCTCTGGTAGGGAAGGGTTCAAGGTCAATAGCCATAACCCTAACCGAAGAAACACTCTAGAGTATAAGGAATGGGAGAGAGGATACAACCGTGAGTATTTTATTAACTTAAATAGAGTCGTAAAGATCGAGCAAAATGAATCAGCTAGACCTATTCATAGAGCATGAGGATCTAGGAGCAGGAGAGGGTAAGGTATGTAGCAAGTGTAATACGTATCTCCCTCTAACTGCATTCTCTCCTAGTTCAGGTGCTAACTTTTTAAGACCTGAATGTAGATCTTGTAATAACGAACTGACTAAAGTAAGAAAGAGGTTGAGAGAAAAACATGGTATGCCTCCCGAAGGATATGTATGTCCTATCTGTAACTGTAATGAGGAGCAGGTAAAGGGTAAAGGTAATACTAAGAATGGTTCATGGGTATTAGATCATTGCCATGACACTGAAACCTTTAGAGGGTGGCTATGTCATAAATGTAATAGGGCATTGGGTGGATTTAATGATGACCTAGAGACACTAGATAGAGCCAAAGAATATATTACAAACCATTTGAAAAGGATATTCTTAGTATGATATTGAGAGCATCTATTATGTTATGCATCCTAGCTTTGTGTCATGGGTGTACCAGCAACCAAGGCTATCACGCCAGTTTTATAATGATATAACACAAAGGAGATTACCAATGACTAAAACATTTATAGGAGGTTTAATTGCTATATGTAGTATTGCATTCAATGCGTCATCATCGTACAGCCAAGTACCACTACGAACAGGGTGTCACGATCTGGCAGAAGCTAAAAAAATTATTAAAGATAAACACGGAGAGAACATAATCTTTCGGGGCATCTCTGCTAGAGGACACGTAACTTTTATATTTCATAATGCAGATACTGCAACGTGGACGGCTGCTATTGTAAAACCAGAAGCATCACAACAGCTATGCTGGGTAGACTCAGGATTTACTGGAGAAAGTGTGTCTAATAATAATCCTGTAAGGTGGTGATTATGGGAGAGGACGATCACAGTGGAACTAGTATCACTACTAAGACCCCATTGTATACATTCGATTGGTATATCAAATGGGTTTCAAGTATAATATTAATGGTGTCTACTATTCTTACTGCTAATAACATCTATCCTATTAACTTATACTTTCATGCTGTAGGTATTGGGGGTTGGTTAATGGTAGGTATGCTATGGAATGATAGGGCATTGATGGTAGTAAACGCTTTTGCTCTAGCAACTTTACTTATGGGCCTATTTAAAGTACATTATACTATGTAAAAATAGGCAAATCAAATGTAAGGCATTTTAAGGGGGGCTACAAAAGAAGTGTCTATAATCTGGACACTACCTACCAGAGGGTATCTTAGCACCCCCTTGTGCCTCATCCTACGAGTCCGTTTTCTCCGACTCCTTAACTAATTTCTCTAATTTGTAGAATTTTATGCGATCATTAGGTAAGTATCGCCACACTGTACCTCTGCCATTATCAATCTGTATTATAGTTTCATAGAAACCTATTTTAACTATGATAGCTTTCTCTCCATCTAGTACACAGGTATCACCCTCGTTAAAACTAGAGTGCATTCTAAACTTCAACCCGTTCATAAAGTTGGTAGCAAAGTCTCTGACCATGAGAGTAAGGATCAAGGCTAACATAATAACTAGCATAGGAGTTATTAGCTCTACAAATTCTATTGACATACTGTTTATATCTGTAAGTTCTTTCATTTTTTATTTGAGTTCCATAATTCAAATAGGACTTTAACTTTTTCTTTTAAAGTCTCTAACTCACCGTGCATTTTTGCCAGTACTATAATCAGCGTTATTATACCAAACGCTATAGGCCATCCTGAAACAATCACTGACCACGTATCTTCCATATCTCATCCTCATTATTTGCGATAGCCCCTAGTTTTTTTAGCTATCCGTTTAGGTTGCTTTACGTGTTGCTTACCTGCTTTTGTACCTTTTCTTTTTGCCTTTGTAGTTGCTGCATACTCAGCAGAACTAAGAGATTTTATTGCGCTACTAGGCAGGTATCTTTCTCCTGTAGCCTTTGGCCCTTGAGTAGAGGGCTTACCTGACTTAGTACGCCACTTCTGCTTAGTCCAGTTTTTAAGGCTTTTTTGTGATTTTTTTAGAGCCATTCTTTATTTGTATCCTCCACCTTTTGCTTTATATTGCTTGGCTAACATCTGGGCTTTTCTCCCAGACCATTGTCCCGGCTTACCACCCTTACCACCAGCCTTTATTCTATTAAATAAATTCTTACGCATGGTAGGTTTTGTGTAGTTACCAGCCTCGTTTACTTTACTCTTTGTTGTTTTCTTTTTCGCTGCCAAGTTAGCCTCCTCACCCTATAAACATTAATCTTTCATGCGCTCTTCTTTTAATTAAACCCTTCAGTTTCCTACCCCCTGCAAATACCCAACGTGGAAATTCGTCTGCCGCCCCAATGTAGTCACCCCTGTTAATCTTTCTACGTAGTGTACTGCTCTGTAGACTTCCGCTACCTAAGTTGAATACGAATGAGCAAAGCGCATTGAACTGCCCATCCTCTAGTGGCACTCGTATAAGCCTGAGTACAGTCTTTTCAGACTTACTTACATCTCTACGTAGTAATTGATCTGCCTGTCCCTCATTTATATCAGGATGCTCTTCTGTTACCCTAGTACCGTCTAGGCCCCAGATAGCTCCATACCCTATTGTCCAGTGTGCAGCAGGGCATAGGTAGGCAGAAGGGCTGTAACCCTCATATAATTTAATTAAGTCCAGCCCCTCGTCAGTCATGTGCCTCACTGTTACTTAGTCTTTTTTTTCTTCATAGCACCACCATACATCATCTTGGCAGCTGGTTTCTTTTTCTTCATCATCATTTTCTTTTTGTCAGCCATACTCATTGACTTCTTTTTTCCGTAATGTCCGGGCATAGTTTACTCTCCTCCTACACTAATCAGTTGGTCTTTGTTTGTGTGACAACCACACCTACAGACCTCTGGGTTACAATTACATTCGATGCAACTATCGCAGTTACAACCTCCTGTAATAGTATCTCTATTGTCTTCTATAATTACGCTGTTCTCATCTGTTATCATTGTAGTACTAGCTCCCCCATAAAATACTTTTCCGCTAATCATTGTCTGTTTCTCCAGAACTCTTTGTTCTTTAGATACTTCTCTTTGTCTACTGGTTTTATTTTAATCCACGTATCTTCTACTAATACTTTTTCACCCTTATCTTCTATTAATGATCCTGTAGAATCAAACATAGGTTTAGTCATTAAATAGTTGCCCCATTTCTTTGTCTATCATTCCCCCTTTATTAAATTCTATTCCTCTTGGAAAACCTTCACTAAAAAGTTCTTTTAATTCTGGGGTTACATCCATTACCCAGTAAGGTGCGCTATCAAATACAAAAGGATGGTTCTCCCCGTAGGTATTTATAAAATCTGTTAGAATTACCTGTAGATCATCTATTTTGTTACTATTACCTACCATGTCAGGCGACCCATAGGTAATCCTCAATCTATCTTTTAATTCTTTTGTATATCTGCTTATACTTTTCATTGTTCTAGTTATATTAATAATCTCTTCATCAGGTAGCCAACTAGTATCTAGTTTACCAGTAGATATAAGTTTTTCTTGAGCATCTATTAATTCACCTATTTCAATTAAATCTCGTATAGGAGGATTAGTTCCCGGTCTAATTTGAAATTGATTTAATTTTATATAATTTTGACGTAAGTTTACATTAATACCATTTTCTTTTGCAATTTTTTCTATTGTTTTAGGTAATATACTACTATAATATTGTTTAGTTCCCTCCCCTATATTTCCATTGTATCTAATTGATTGAACCACATCAGTTGCAAATAGTATTTCATCTGATCCATTTTCTATTGCTTCTTTTATTGCTCTTTTAACTCCTAGAGTAGACCACTGTGGTATTTTTCCTACACGTTTTTTAAATGGAAGATCTGGAATTATTTGAGGATTATCTATAGATCTTTCCTGTTCAGGTATATCTTGATAACGTATATCTGTACGTGTTGTTGGTGATTCTTGATAAAACTCTAATTGCTCTAAAAGATTTTCATATTCTTTTTCTGATAAAGTACCTCTCTTTAAGCCTACTGATCCTTTAATTTTACTTAGAAGTTTATTTCTTTTTTCATCCTCAGATAAAACTTTTTTAGCAGTCTCGTCAAGCATTTCAGTATTACTATAGGTTTCTTCTATGCTTTTAGCGATACCTGTTTTTGGATTTGTTTCATCAGCTACAACATTTTTTCCTTTATTTGCATCTGATTGAATTTCACTAACTATAGTTCTTTTTATTTCTGATTCAGGATTAGACCAATCACTTGTTTTAGTGACATTATTATATAATCTTACGTGAACTATAGGAGTGACATCAACGTCTGTTGCATCTCCAAAATGATCTATATTTTTATAATCTCTTCTAACACGCATTGCAACTTTTGGTTCGGGCATATTTAAAACATAAGGCGGTATTTCTTGAACCTCACCTAAGTTATCAATATACGTGCCTGATTCTATTTCTGCTTTAGTAAGTGGTCTTTCTTTAAATTGAAGAGGTGTTCCGATTGTTATTTCTTTATACTGTCTATCATCTATGTAACCTACTACAGTGTTTGTAATCTTTTTTTCCATATCTCTTGTAGAAGGTTTCATAGCATTAGGTTCCATATCATGTACACCTCTCATAAGAATATAAGAAGGTTTTCCTTTTATTTTAGTTCCTGTTACAAGTTCTGACATTTTTTCTGTATCATCCAATAGCTCACTATACTGTATCCATTGAGGTCTACCAACAATAGCATTATCTTTATCTAAAGAGCTTGTGCCTCGCATCCTGCTATAAGGAGGTTCATTATAATATACAGTATCCGTAAGTATAATTTGATTATTGTCAATTCTTTTTCGTATATCTAACCTACTAATTTTTTTAACATCTTTTTCTATAGCCTCTTCTAGTAGATTTATAAGACCAAGATGTTTAGCTTGATCTGAAGGTATTGTACTTACAAACTTCTTAAACTCATTAAGAGGTATTGTTTCCTTTAAATTATCTATTTCTTTGTCAACTTTAGCTCTATACAAAAGACTGTTAGGAAATTCTTTTTCCATTCCTCCCGGTGTGCTAACATCTATTTCTCTAGTAGTAGAGGGGTTAATATTTGCTCTTTCATAAAATGCTTGTATATCAGGATCATTATAACTAGCATAATACTTATTTGGTAAATTATATGTATTTAAAGATGTTATAGGTTTTTTAGAATTTTCAATAGCATCAGTATCCTTTGCTACTTCCCTACTTAACTTCTTAGCTGCTGGTTTAGTTACAACATCTGATCCGGGTATAAGACCTAATAATGTTAATGCAGCATAGGCTGATCCTGTGCCATATCTGCCCTCCTCAAAAGCCTTTTTTGTTTCTCCAAATATAGGATCAATACCGGGTAGGGGGGGTGTAAATAATGCAGCTAAATCTTGGCTATCTAATTTTTTATCAGGCCCACCATACATAGGGCCGTACTCAGGGTTTTCTTTCCCTCCTGCTATATCTAATAACATATCAGTTTCTTGTGCTATAAGTCTAGGATCTCTCTCAGGCTCTCCCCTATACACACCTAGCGCATCTGTTTGTGCGTCAGTTAAAGGATCGTCACCTTCTACGTTAAGTATCTCTTTCATCTGATCGTCTAGAAGACCACCTTTATTTAACCTATACACTACATTAGTATCGTGTCCTCCAAGTGCCTTTGGAGCGTCTCGTTTTCTAGCATAAATTAAATCATCTTTTAAAGCATATATTCTATCTGCAATAACTAAAACTTTTCCTTTAGATCCTACTAGGGCTTCATTAGTATCTGCTCTAATTGCTAGGTGTTGTAGTGCAGGATTGAATTTTATTTCTATAACGTTAGGATCATTAATAGAAAATTTACTTATGTCATACTCAGTGTAATCACCTCTAACAGCCATCAAACGATCTTTATTAGCTCCTCCTGCAACTTCTGCCCTCAAGTTTTGATCTACAGTAAAAGATACTACACCTTTATCTTTAGTAGGATTTACAAGCACATAGGGTTGATCTGCATATACAGTTCCTTTTACTTTCCCTCCTTCTTGTACAGATAAGAGAGGTTGTTTCTTAGGCTCATCTGGTTTTCCTATCTTAGGAATAGGTACAGCCTCATCATTTATATCTGAATTTAAATTAGGTCTTACTGCAACAAGTTTTCCTTCTGGAACTTTTTTACCTAGCCCTGCTTTTCTAGCTGAAGTAAGACCTTTTACAGTAGTGCTATCATATGTAGTATTAATAATTTTTATTATATCATCACTATATTTAAAAGGGGCTTCTGATATAATAGTACCATCTGGTAATTCTATTTTTCCTTGCGCTTCTAATGCTTGTTTAGCATAGTCAGCAAATTGTATATCTGAACCTCTACCTTGTGGTTTTATAATATCTTTTTTAGCTTCGCGCCTAATAGCATTAGAAGCTAGTGCATTTATAGGGGCTTTAGCACCAGACCCAACACCTGCTCCAATAATATCAGCAGCAGGAAAAATTCTAAGCAAACGCTCTGTGTTACTCATAGGTTCATAATTCATTGCGTCTTGATAACGCATAGCCATTTCTGGTACGTCTAAACTTCGTATTACATCTGTTGCAACATCACCAATATCTTCGGCTATGTTATCTGTTTGTTGGGTAATTAAACGATCACCCATAGCATCAGATAGCGGATCATCGCCCGTTACGTTAAGTATCTCTTCCATTTGTTGATCTATGTTTGCATCTACCATTTTACTTTGTTCGCCCAATATGCTGCTGACATTTTACCTTTGGCAATGTTCTTACCATGTCTAGCTTTGAATGATTTTCTTCTAGCCTTTTGCTTTGCCGATTCTCCTGTCTTAGGTTTACCAGCAGTCTTTACACCCTGTTGACCAAAGCGTATCAACTTCTCCTTACCACCCTCTCTAGCTAGTACGGCATGAGATTTCTTAGGGTGGTCAGGTGTCCTCTTAGGTTTATTGTAACCAGAGAATGTTTCTTTGCCCTTCTTTACAGTCATTACGAACTACTCCTTGATCTTTGCAAGGCCCTACTTCCAAACCAGAATGATATGATGGCAGCAAATATGCCTTGCGTTTCTTCATCCCACAGTGTCTGGATAGCCATCTCCCATACAACGCCATCTGTATATATTAGTCCGTATATGGCTGTACCTTTTATTACGGCAAAAAGCGTAAAGAACAGATACGTTATAACGGGGCGAACAGATGCCCTCAGTGCAGACATAAATCCCGTAGTCTTGAGAGACTGATCGTGTTTGTATATCGCCTTAGTCTCGCTTATGTCAGCCTCTATGTTAAGGGCCTCTATCTTTTGTACGTGCTGTAGCTTAGATGCTTCTAACTGGCGATCCATCATAGCTAACTCATGCTTACGATCCTGCCAATCATTTACCATATCAAATACTTTAGGCAGTGCAGATCCAGCAAATCCTATCAGTGATCCTAATATTGTAATCATTGTAAGTTACGTGCCTTTCCCATTAGTTTTTCTTGTTCTTCCATAAGAACTTCAAAACGTCTTTCTCTAGTAGTCTGGTCATTTACGATACCATCGTATATGTCACCCTCATCTATCTTTAATAATTTATACACTTCTTTACTGTGCATTACTGCATCTGTTACTTCTATTGCCATTTTTCTAGCATTTTCAAGTAAACCTTTACGTAAATTATTAGCAACCTTATTGCCCTCACCCATTTGTTTTAGATTTTGATACTCAGTAGAATTTATAGTTTCTTCTAGATATTCTCTGTATCTTTCACCCTCATACATAGATCTTTTATAATATAAGAAAGAGTTTAGTTTTACTTTTTTAGAAGTATTAGGTAGCTTTAAATACGGATCAGTTCTTTTTTCTTTTACTCCTAATGATGCAAGTTCAGCAGACAGAGGAGCAGTTTCTTTTCTTGTACCCGGCCTAGTTACCACTACTGTATTAGCTATTTTTGTAAGTGCGTATGCTGGCCCAGATAGATTATCTGTACCACTAAATATTTCAGAAGGTCTTTCCCTATTTGTGTGATTACCAAACTCGTTTATTCTAGGAAATAATTCTAAATCTTCTCCAAATACATCTACTAAACTTTTTCTTGCACCGGGAATCTTAGATGTTATTTTAGATACAAATAATTTAAGTGCGCTCATATTTATATACGAATCTTTTATTATAGGATCATAAAACATATTAGCTTGTTTGTTACCATTTTCATCTACACTGGCAAAAGACTCTGCCGTTCTAGATACTATGTTAGGTATAAGACCCCCTATAATACTACCACCTGATTTTGCAGATGCAGCCATAATTTTTTCTATTATATTACCTCTAGGAGAATATACAGTATCCATTATCTCACCCATACTTTTTAAGTAAGTTTTATCTGTAATCATAATAGACAAATTCTTTGCCATCTGTGATACTACGTAGAAAGCTAGTACACCTGCTTCATCTTTTTCTGCTGGAGTTAGATCTGCATTACTCAATTCATTGGTTATAAACTGGTAGTCTGAGGCTAATGCTGCTATCTGTGAGAAAGGATCTAATCTAGATATAGGATAATATTCTTCTCCTATTTTAATAGAGTAGGGCCTCCATCCAGTTTCCATCATTCTTTTTCTTTCTGTTGGATCAGTAGGCCCACCACCATTTATTATACCTAACTGTGCTAACTGATATGCACCTGTCATGTATACCATACCTGCAACCTGACGATTAATTCTTTTTTCTTTTATTAGTTTTTCATCGCCTATTAATTGCCTATATCTTACAAGTTCATCGTCTGTTAGTTTGTTTTGGTCTACACCCTCTAACTTACGTAACATTTTTCTATTTTTAAATGCTGATGGTGACATTAAACCTATGGGTGTTCTATCTAGTGAATACGCCAGTAGATTTAAAGGAGTACGTACAAAGGGCATTAGAGCCGTACCTAATCCTATACCAGACTTATCTAGTATTCTACGAAATGCTTCACCACCTTTAGTTGCCCAGTTCTCCTGTTGGAAAGTAGCCTCTAAAAACTCTCTTTCAGCATTCTCTAGCATCTTAGGTGTAGGATTAGCAACCAAGTATTCTATCATTTCAGATGCAGTTAAGTTCTGAGGAGAGCCTTTATCGCCTACGCCTTTATCTCCTAGTATTGTAAAGTTATCCTCACCATAAAATACTTTTTTACCGTTTGGTAGCTCCATAGTAACAGGCCCAAACTGTTTAGTCTTACCTACTTCATATTTATAAGAGCGTACCATCCTGTATGCCTGTTCGTACATAGCCATGTTGTCTGCTACAGATTTAAATGCAGTATCAAATGCAGACATAAAAGTAGTTGGTAGTCTAATAGCTCTACCTATTACGGGTATGCTTATAGCTTTTTCTTTACCTGCCTGTTCTGCTATTTCAAACTTACCATATCTAGGATCTACAGGCATTTCTTTTTTTAGTATCTCTAAAAATAAACGTCCTGCTTTTACAGAGTTAGATACAGCTGCTCCTTGAGAATCTATTATAGCATCAGCTTCTTTCTTATATATCTCATCAAACTTTTTAGGATCATCTAATATCTTAACATCTTTATCAGGCCCATACTTACCTTTTTTTACATTCATTATCATGTTGTCTAAAACTATAGGATTTTGTTTACCTGCTAGTACGTCTTTCTGTACTTGTGATAAATCACCTACACCTGTTTTAGCACCCATGCTACGTAATCTTTGTGCTACATCTCCAAATACCATGACACTAGATGGGTCTATATCTTCACCTGTCATCTTAGCACCTAACAGTCTTAGGTTACCCCTAGTAGCACCTATACCACCTTCTATTACTGTACGTGCAAATTGAACACCAAAGTTACCTGCAACATTAACTACCTGTGTATCAATAGCTGACAATATAGAATTATACCAGTACTCTCCTATACCTGCTTTTACTTTTTGTAGCCAGTTCTTCCTTACGCCTTTTTCCATAAGAGCTATTCTTTTTTGTAACATATCGTTACCTATAAATTCTTTCTTACCCATATCGTCAATGAGCGAATCTATATCTTTACCACCTGATTGTACTAAGTCATTTATATATCTTGCTTTATTTGCATTACCTATATTAATATTAAACGATTGTAGTATTCTACCTGCCTCATTAGATACACCATTTACAGTATTCTGTATTGTCTCATATGCAAGTAACTGTTGTGTGTACGCAGCTTTAACTTGTCTATATTCAGATAGTGACTCCCTACCTCCTGCTTTTAGAACCTTTGCCTCTCTAGCCAAAGAAAACAATACATCACTAGTATCTATTAATAACTGTCGGGCAGCCAATGCATATCCTGTAGCACCCTCTAATCCGGGGCCTAACACAACCTCCCCATTCTTACCTACTTGTAACCTTAATGTATTTTCGTTTTTAGATACTACATCTAACATACCATTAGTATCTTTATGTCCTAGTAATTTGGCTGCTTCAGCTAAAGATTCAGCGTTAGTTTTTGAAGGGGGCCACGTACCATTAGGATTATCTCGTAGATAGTTATCGCGCAATGCAATACCTGTCTCATTAATTAAGTTATATGTTTCACCTTGACCAGAGTTAATCCTATGTAAGTTTATTGATCCTACATATTTATCTATATACTCTGTAGATTTACCCTGTTTATTTAGAGTTTCTTTTATAACCTGTGCAGATCGTGCGCTTATCTCACCCGTTTCTGACTCATCTATACGTGTCTTACCTGCCAACTCCTCTAGGGCATCGATGCTCATTGGCTTACCTTTTTTAGCTAGAGGATCTTCATCTATGCTTTTAGGTTTAACAACCCTACCAAATAATGTAATACCTTGTATTGCACCATCAAATACTACGCCAATACCTAGACCCTCTACTGCCATCTTTAAACGTGCAGTAGCTTCAGAGTCACCCTCATTGTATTTTAGTTGTTCGCCTATATCTTTTAGTATAGGTATATCAGAGTTGGCAGCTAAGTCAGCTAGTCTAGCGTCAGATGGATCAAACACTAACTGCTCTGCTACGACACCAGCAGCTCCAGATTCAGCCATAGACTTTAATACTTTGTTGTTACCTAAAGATACAGCCTTTCTACCTACGTTATCTGCCAATAGATTAGTAGAGCCTTTTGTTATACCTAGTTTAGATAAGCCATACATACCCGCCTTAGTTGCCCACGTTGCACCTCTTACTATTTGTAGGCCGGGAATCATGCCAACGGCTACTTGACCAATACCAGAAGTAACTTGACCTGCCATAGTTTTAGGTGCATCTATTTCTACCTCGTATTCATCGTCTACATCTATAATGCCCTCTTCCCTAGTAAACCCTAGCATATCTTCTTCTACATAATTAGCTCCGCGCAATGCCATGTTATACATTTCACCAAAGCCTTTTGATGCACCATATGCTAATCCTCTGGCTGCATCCCCTAAGTAATCCATAGTTTCGTATTCTTCTACGGGTTTAGGCGGGTCAGGAGTTTCGCCATCTATCATTTTATCTACGGCTTTACTCATAGTTTTAGGGTCTTTAAAAAAATCAGGATTAGGTAAAGAAGGTAATTCCTCTATAGGAGTACTATCTACTAAAGCATCTATTCTATCAATATCTTCTTGTGTTAGTGTCATATTATAAATTTAACCTCCTCTACTTAAATTCATTAGTGGTGCATTTCTAATTTTAGAAGTTAATATTTGAGATCTTCTTCTAGGTACTCCTAAAGTACTAGCCGCTGTTTCTGACTCTAATTTTTTAGCAGGATTAAATTTAGATATATTTGTTTGATACATAGGTATGTATTGAAGAGCTATTTTCTTTTGTCTATTATCTAAATTTTTTGAAGAATTTATTATATCTCTTGCTTGAATTACAGGATTTCTTGCTATAATATCTAGTACCCTTGCTACGTTTTCTTGTTGGTTTTCTATTATTGCATTTGTTCTTGCAACTTGTTTAGCAAAAAGTTTTCTTGCTTTTTCTTTATCTTGTGGAGATCCTTTTTGTAAAGCCTCTTGTTGTTTAGCTAAATCTGCAATACCATCAACTAATTTTTGATCTGCAAAATCTAAAGAAAGAGGTGCAGACAAATCAGATATAGCACTAATCTGGGTAGTCCCTAATGCAGTCTGTGTTTTACGTATATTTAAAGGTAGTCCAGAATCGGTTATACCTCTAGTAGGTACGCCATACGCATACTGTAGATCGTCAGGGCCTATCGCGTTTCTGCCACCCATAGCTATTTTCTTGTATACTTTAGTCATTACCTGATTAGGATCTAGTCTCATACCCAGTATAGTTCTCTTCCAATCCTGACTATCATCTCGCTCTAGGTCAGCCTTAGAAGGGCCAGTAGTAGTTCTAGTACGAATGTCAGATAGCTTAACTTTTTTACCACCCTCATCTAATGCTCTGTATATGCTAGAAGGGTCAGATATACCAAACTCTGAGGCACTATCTCTGAACCAAGAGCCTGTCTTATTTACATCATCGTCTGCTGCTTTCATTACCCTCTTAAAATTAGCGTCAGAAGACATTGCAGTTTTATAAAAGGCAAGATTACCACCCGGTAAAGCAGTTCTTAGCGTAGTTAATTTACTTTTTAAGTCGGCAGTTATTTTAGCATCAGCAGCTTTATTTCTAGCTATAGTACCTTTTAGTTCTTTAGTAGCATCTAGAATATCTTTACGATCTCTTTCACCTGCTTCTCTTATATTTTCTGCTAATTGTGTACCAGCACTTAATAAAAAGTTTTGACCAAATTCTTTTAGGTCACTCATTAATCCATTAGCCATTTTATATCTCCAATAGTTCGTCTTCTTCTTCTGCTATTTCCATTTCTTGAGGTAACTCTTCCATATCCATCATGTCCATGTCATCACCCATTGACATCATGTCCATATCGTCTGGTGGAGCCATCATACCCATAGGTGACATAGCATCATCTTCCATAGACATAGCTTCCTCACCACCTTCAGCACCCTGTTCTTCTTCTTGTGCTATAGTCATTAATGCCTGATCTAAGAGAACGCTCTGTTTACTTTCACCCTCAACATCTTTACGTACAGCATCAATACCTGCTTCCTGTGCGATAAGAAGTACGAGTTCCGTAATAGGCTCTTTACTTACGATAGCAGTATCTGCTGATATTTGCCCTATCATAAATGAGTTCATAAGAATAACATCTACAACAGTTTCTACGGGTATCTCCATCTCAAGTAGTCGTACTACATTCATAAGATTACCTTCATCATTCATTAACTTATCTTGTGTAAACAGGTAAAACTCATCTGGGTCTGGAAAATCAGCAGGTGTTTCCCAAGGATATGATCCCATAGGTTCTCCTGCTAGGGATTGCCCCGGTACAAATGTTTCAAACTCGTTATATTCATCTTCCATTGCCATGATTATTTATCCATTCCTATTTTCTGTTGGCCCTGTAATATCTTACGTATTTCTTCTTGATATATCTGAGCTGCGCTATATCTGCTTTTTGTTGTTGGCGTAGCAGTTATTGGTTTATATCTGTCTCTAACAAATCGCATTGATCTTGCATCTGAACTAACTCTACTAAATGGGTTTATTGCCATACGTCTTCTCCTTTATTAATCTATTTTAAAATTAAATAATTTTTCGCTTATTAATTTACCGCCAGCATCAGTACCTGCAAAACTGGCTCCTATCTTACCAAGTATAGATCCAGCAACTCCTAAGAAACTACCTCCATCACCATTCTTTGCGGCCGCTGCCCTAGCCTGTGCATCTGCCTGTAGTGTAGCAATTGCTAGATTGTTTGCCCTACTTGCATCATTCTGTGCAGAGTTATATACGTAGTCTGCATTATCTCTAGCTAACTGTAATAAATTATTGTGGGCAGTATTAGATTTATTAAGTACGTTGGCTGCATTGAACTGATTTGTAGCATTAATTGCTGCCGTGTTAGCCGTGTTTACGCTTCTTCTCCATTGTGCATTTGCCTGATTAATAACTAGTTGGTTTCTAGAGTAGAACTCATCTGCTGCCCTCTCTGCACTAGCATTAAACTGGGATATGGCATTACCTTGACCTGCATTAAATTGAGATATAGCGTTTCTTTGGTTAGCAGTATTTAAATTAACTGCCTGTTGTAGGTTAGCAAAGTACTGGTCTGTCTGCTGTATATTAGTAGCGTTGAACTTACGTGCTGCATTTACCTCAGAGGCATCTGTAAATAGTGCCTGTACGTTTTTGTTTGTATTTAGTACGGCAGTTTGTTGTCTTATGTCTAGCTCTTTAATGTCTGCATTTAGCAGATTGTTTGCATTGACTACCTCTGCCTGTTGCCTATTATTTAAATTAAGTTCTTGAAACCTAGCGTTTAACTGTGCATCTGCTTGGGCGATAGGTATACCAGCTTTCATGGCTGCATCAACTAAAGCTCCCTGATATATGCTACTACCGGGAGTAATTCCCCTTGCTGCCAATATTGACTCTGCACCTGCTATTGCACCTGATGCCCACAAAGGAATAGTATCTCCTGCAAAGTCCTCCATCAACATACCTAGTTGACCCTTAACAGTAGATCGTTCTTCTAGTTGTGCAGACTGTGCGCGAACCTGTTGTATATCATTTAAAAACTGTTCTGCTTCCATGTCCTGCTGTTTTATGGCATCAAAAGTTTTTTGTGTAGCTACAGTTTGTGCAGTAGCTTTTTGTACTTGATCTGCATCAGTTGCTACAGCCTGTGTCTGGGTAGCAGTTACGTCAGGCATTGTTAGGGCAGGATCATTTACATTTAGTAAAGTGCCTTGTGCATTAGGATCTATCGTTGCAGTTCTAAGTATTCCCCCTTCTGGAATTAATGCGTCAGGGTCGTTTGCTATATCTGTCTGTACGCCTTTAGCTGACCTAAATCCAAACGGATCTACTAACCCTCTTTGCCCTGCTGCATCCTGTATATACGCTTGAGTTAATGCATCTGTAGGTGTTCCTTGAAACCCTTGGTTTAGTGCAACTGCCCTAGTATCTAACTGTTGTGTAGTTACGTTAGGGTTTACGGATGGATCACCTAGCCTCTGATCTACAATTTCACCACCTAGTAAGTCACCTCTTATCTGAAATGCCTGTTGTCCTGTAGTAGGATCAGTAGTTACAACTGGATTACCTTCTTCATCTACGTTAAATAGATTAGGGTTTGTAGTTGGGGTAGGCCCTCCTTGAGGTATTACAGGTGCAGTAGGATCAGGTGCATCTCCTTCTTGACTAGGTAGATTACCTGCTGCCTCACGTATCTCTGCATCAGTTAGGTTGCGATATTCCCCTTCTTGTCCTAAACTAGGGTCAAATATTTGTGGTCTTGCCATATCAATATCTCTTTCTTTTACTGTGTTCCTACAGGGCCTAGCGCATTACTTACTAATCCCTGATTAGCTGCACTAGTTAGATTAGAACTTATGTTTTGTCCTGTAGCTTGAGCTGCCCTCTCCGCTGCAAGTATTGAGTTTAGTGAGCCGGGGTCAGTTGCAGGAGGTTGCATCATACCGGGCTGTAGTCCTGTAGAGCCTGTGTTACCTAGTTGTGCCTCTACTAGTCGGTTAGTCTGGAATCCATACATATTCTCTAGGTTCTCTAGCTCTTGCGCTCTAGTGTTTAGAGTAGATAATAGGTTAGCTCTTTCCTGACTAGATATGTTTTCAAAGTTAGCTAACGCACTAGCTATGCCAGATACGTCCTGACCTACCTGAGTTACATTACCTCCTACATCAGATATATTTGTACCTAATGTTTGTTGACCAGCAAATAATCCAGTAGGTGCAACAGCTGCCTGAGTAGCAGTTCCCGGTGTACCTGCCGTTCCGACTGCTCCTATCAGACCTGTAGCTTCTCTAGTATCTGTAGCAGTATCACCTATCCTAGACATAAGACCTGCCTGTGTACCTGCTAGTCCTTCTTGGCCCGTTAATATATCTGCCTGTGTATCTGCTAGTCCTTGTTGACCTGACATAATACCTTCTTGGCCCTCATACAAACCAGTGGCCCCTGCTGTATCGGTAGCTTTAGTACCTACTTGTGTACCTACGTCTGTTATCTGTGTACCTAGTCCTGTCTGTCCTGTTGCTAGGGCTTGAGTTTGTTCCATTAAAGTATCAGCTTGACCAGTTCCAGCAGTTCCTATATTACTTTGTACACCTGCTATATCAGAAGCTAAACCTGCCTGTCTTCCCATAAGTGTAGATTGACCTGTATCACCAGTAGCTCCAATTAAATCAGTTACAGGGTTTAACTGTCCTGATTGTAATTCCACTGGCCCTGATGACATCATTCCAGTTGTACCTGTAGTACCAGTTGTACCCGTAGTACCAGTTGTACCTGTAGTACCAGTTGTACCTGTAGTACCAGTTGTACCTGTTCCATCACCACCTGTATCGCCAGTAGGAACAAAAGGTGCTAAACTATTAGCAGGTCTTGCACCTCTTTCAATTTCTCTTGCTCCAAAAGCATCATAATGTGCTGAAGCAAATCTAAGAACATTTCCACCATAAAGGGCTTCTTGTGCTGTTCCTGCTATGTTATCTCTATAGTGTTGAAGCAAATCATTATTATTTGCTAAATAGTTAGTAGCTTCATTAGTTCCTAATGGCATTTTATTTTCCTCTTTCTAATACTTTATCTAACTTATCCTCTAACCTATGTAGAGCTTCTGTAACCATTCTCATATCTTCTCTTAGCTCTGCTTTAGTAGAGTAATCTTCTCTAGTTCTATTTA